CAAAAATGCAATTGAAAGGAAAAAATGTCATTAAAAAAATCGGCGTTCCAAAAAAATAAATATAGTGTTTTAAAAAATGTTATATCAAAAGAAATGGCAGATTTTTGTTTTGCTTATCTTTTAAATAAAAGAAAAGTTGCAAGATTTTTGTTTGATCAAAAATATTTATCACCTTTTACAGAATACTATGGTGTGTGGAATGATGAACAAGTTCCTAATACATATTCACATTATAGTGATTTAGTAATGGAAACTTTATTACAAAAAGTAAAACCTGTTATGGAAAAACATACTGGACTAAAACTATCTCCTACATATTCTTATACTAGAATATATAAAAAAGGTGATGTGTTAGCTAGACATAAAGATAGATATTCTTGTGAAGTATCTACAACATTAAATCTTGGTGGTGATCCGTGGCCAATTTATCTTGATCCTACAGGAAACAAAGGTCAAGCAGGTATTAAAATAAACCTTAAACCAGGAGACATGTTAATATATTCTGGTTGTGATTTAGAACATTGGCGAGAAGAGTTTACAGGTAAAGACTGTGGACAAGTATTTTTACATTATAACAAAACAAATTCTAAAGCAGCTGAAGAAAATGAATTTGATAAAAGACCATTTTTAGGCTTGCCTACATGGTATAAAGGCTTTAAATTACCTAAATAATATTGTAGAATAATAATCTGGCGGGAGATTCCACCACACCATCTCCTGCCTGATTATTATAGGTTTTTTATGTTACAAAAAGTAAAATTTGCACCAGGATTTAATAAACAAGTCACATCAACGGGCGGCGAGAGCCAATGGGTTAATGGAGACAATGTTCGTTTTAGATATGGCTCACCTGAAAAAATAGGTGGTTGGGCACAATTAGGTTCTGTAGATATTACAGGGCGTAACACGGCTATTCATCATTTTATAAATACATCAGGTATTAAGTATGCTGCACTAGGAACTAATAGAATTTTATATGCTTACTCTGGAGGTATCTTTTACGACATACATCCAATTAAAGCGACAACAACTTTAACAAGTGCTTTTTCTACAACTAATGGATCATCAACTGTAACTTTAACTTTTTCATCAGCGCACAATATAAACAAATTTGACATTATATTATTAGACAATTTTAGTTCTGCAACTAACTCTAATTTTGCAGCAAGTAATTTTAATGATAATAAATTTATGGTAACTACCATTCCAACAGATAGTACTTTAACTATTGACGTTGGATCTAACGAATCAGGTTCAGGCGCATCTACATCAGGAGGTATTAGAGTTCAACACTATTATCCTGTTGGGCCAGCTGTGGAAGTTGCATCTACTGGTTGGGGTCTTGGATCGTGGGGCGGGCAGCAAGCAGGACAGTTTACCTCAACATTATCATCAGGAATTAATACATCAGTCACAAGTTTAACGATGGCAAGTTCATCGTCTTTTCCATCTTCTGGAACAATTATTATAGGAACAGAATTAATTACTTACACAGGAAATAGTGGTGGAACTTTATCTGGTTTAACAAGAGGTGCTTTAGGAACTACAGCTGCATCACATTCATCAGGTGCAACTGTTACAGATGCATCTAACTTTTTTGCATGGAACGCTGCAGCATCAGGAGATATTATTACAGCGCCAGGTTTATGGTCACTAGATAATTTTGGTAACAAACTTATTGCAACAATTAGCGGTGGAGAAACATTTGAATGGAACTCAAACCCAACAGGCGCAACAGATACAAGAGCAAGTATTGTGAGCAATGCACCAACTGCATCGGCATTTAGTTTAGTATCTACACCAGATAGACACTTAATATTTTTTGGAACAGAAACAACTATAGGAACAAAATCTACACAAGATCCTATGTTTGTCAGATTCTCGTCACAAGAAGATATTAACACGTACGCGCCTTCAGCAACTAATACTGCTGGCACACAAAGACTTGCAGATGGATCTAAGATTATGGGAGCAATCAGAGGTAGAGATGCAATTTACGTTTGGACAGATACAGCTTTATTTACTATGAGATTTGTTGGTCCACCATTTACATTTTCATTTCAACAAGTTGGTACTAACTGTGGATTGATTGGACAGAACGCTGCTGTTGAAGTAGATGGTACAGCTTATTGGATGTCAGAAAATGGTTTCTTTAGATATGCTGGTAGACTAGAATCATTACCATGTTTAGTTGAAGATCATGTTTACGATGATATTAATACAATTCCAAAACAACATATTAATGCAGGTTTAAATAACTTGTTTGGTGAAGTGATATGGTTTTATCCTAACTCAGGTTCAGGCACAGTTAACAGAATGGTAGCTTATAATTATTTAGACTCAACACCAGATAGACCTGTGTGGACAACAGGTACATTAGCAAGAAGCGCGTGGCAGGATTCAGCAGTATTCGGTAAACCACACGCAACAGAATATGATTCAAGTGGTACGACTGCAACAACAGATACAAATTATATTTTTGGAAATAGTGATGGCACCTCAACTTATTATGAACATGAAACAGGTTTAAATCAAGTTAAAGAAGGAGCCACTTCAGCTATTACAGCAAGTATTGAATCTGGAGATTTTGATATCGGTGCACAAGGATTAAATGGCGATGGAGAGTTTATGATGAAAATTAGAAGAGTTATACCAGATTTTTTAACACAAACAGGTGATGCAAGAATTACATTAAACTTAAGAGACTTTCCAAATGATACTGCAGCTAGTTCTACGTTAGGGCCATTTACAGTTAGTAGCGGCACACAAAAAATAGATACAAGAGCAAGAGCTAGATCGATATCATTAAAAATAGATAATACAAGCACTAGTCAGTTTTGGAAACTAGGCACATTTAGAATCGACTATCAACCAGACGGGAGAAGATAATGGCAAAAATTGTACAATCATTAACGCAGCCACCAAAAGAATACGATCAAATTTCATTTTTATCTTTAGTTAGAGATTTAAATGGTTTGATAGAAAAATTAAACACTACTTTTCAAGAAGAAAAAGGAGAAGATAATGATGCAATAGTCTTCTTTTTAGGAGGATAATGGCCAATAGTTTTGTTAATAAAAAAGTAGATTTAACCACTACAAATGTTACAACTTTATATACAGTTCCAGATGCTACGACTGCTATTGTAAAATCTATATTGGTAAGTGACGATAGTGGTAGCGGATCCACTATTACAATAACAGTAACTACACCTTTAGAGGCTGTATTTAGTGTTGCATATTTAAAAACTATATCAGCTAATACACCTACTGAAATATTAACAAACCCATTGATAGTTGAAACTGGAGAGATAGTAAAAGTTACAGCTGGCAATGCAAACAGGCTCCATGTGATCCTGTCAGCTATGGAAGTAACGCCTAGAACCGTTACAACATAGACTTGATTTACTCGTTAAAAACGAGTAGTAATGTAAATTCAGGTGCAATCCCTGCCAAAATAATATAATAAAACAATTGACATATATGATAACAAGAGCTCACATTAGAAGACAACTACGTGCATCAGGTGGAATAACAAATGTTACACCAAGAGAAGGGTATTTTTTAGGTAGTATAGTTAGAGGTGCTAAGAAAGCAGTTAGCAAAGTTGCTGACGTTGTTAAACAAGTTGTTAAAAGTCCTATAGGTAAAGCTGCTATATTAGGATTAGGTGCTAGTTATCTTGGCCCTAAGATAATGAGTGGTGGGTTAGGAAATTTTTTTAAAACTGGTATTGGTAAATTTGGTGTACAAAATTTAGGTTTACCCGGTGGAGCAGATATGGGCTCTACAGGTTCTGGTTTATTGGGACTATTAAGTAAAGGAAAAGCTGCCATAGGTGGAATGAGTGGTGGAGCTAAATTAGCAGGAGGAGCTGGCTTACTATCTTATTTTATGTCTAAAGGTGCATCAAAAGAAGAAGCAGAAGATTTAATAAAAGATGTCTACAGAGGTGAAGGCATGGGCTTCGATCAAATAAGAGCAGACATAAATAAATACAGAAGTGGTGAATTAAGTCAATCACAAATGTTTAATAAGAATTATAGATTCTTAACACCTAGAAACTTTGTTGGAGCAGAAGGTGGATCACCAAATATGAAAATGGCAGAAATACCTAAAGGTCTTACAATGGAAAAAGCTGTGAAAACTTTTGAATTAAGTAATGGTCGCAAACCAAAAAATATGCAAGAAGTAATAGAATTTTTTAAAAATAGAAAGTTATCTGCTCAAGGCGGAAGAATAGAAAAATTAGGTGGGGGTATAATGAATATGCCTATGGGTAACATGAGAAGAAACCAAGCTGGTGTTATGGAAAGAGACTACAGAGACGAAGGTGGTTTTGTACCAGTAGGTGTAAAAGAAAAAGCAGATGACGTTCCAGCAATGTTATCTAAAAATGAATTCGTAATGACAGCCGACGCAGTTCGAGGAGCGGGCGACGGGAATATAAAAAAAGGAGCACAAAGAATGTATGATTTAATGAAACAAAATGAAGGTAAGGTAGCATAATGGCTGTATCAACAACAAGAACTTTACCCGCACAATTTATAGAAGATCTAGGTAGAGATTACGGAAAACAAATAGCAGCGTTAACATCTTTACCTGTTGATACAACTAAATTTGCACCACAAGTAGCACAACAAGATGCCTTACAAACAGCAGCATACCAACAAGCAACAGACCCAACAAAAGGGTTAGGAGCATTTCAACCGTTCTTGACAAAAGCTGGAACTGCAGCAGATGCAGCAACAGCTTTAACTGGAACTGGCGCAGGCACAGGAGCAGGATCGATTCAATCTTATATGTCACCGTATCAATCAGATGTTATAGATACAACATTAACTGAGTTTGATAGACAGACACAAATACAAAAAGCACAACAAGCAGCTCAAACATTAGGAACACCAGGTGCATTTGGTGGGGGCAGAGA